CATGGCAGGCACCCCGTGCCCGTACATGGGTTCTATTGGGCAAGATGCTGAAACAGGATGGAAACAGAATATGGATATGATTCCAGAGGGCAGTGTAATCTATGCAAAATGGAATGATGATATTAATAAAATTAAAGTAGCAGAAGGAGTAGATAGCGATGCATCGAAGTTTATCAAGTTTGTATTGGGTGCTATGGTTATGCACTCTGGCATTGTCATGTTCTTCTAGGGCTGAGTGCCCAGTTACTGCCTCAGGAGTTTGTACACCTGGAGTCGAAGAAACAATCGTAATAACAGAAACAGAGTCAATAGAATATGAAGCTGACGGTCATACCGTGACTACTACAACAACGACAGATACCACCACAGTAACAGTAACAAACGAAGATTCAGGTAACATTCTTGATGGTAGTGAGGGCTATGTAATTCCTAGATACGAAGGCGATATGGATTCGGACTGGGGAGGCCAAGGCCCTGCTAGTATGCCCTCAGGTAATAATTGTTATCAACTAGGTTCAGACAAGTGTGCACAGATTACTGGGTCAGGTAATTCAACGTCTACAATGGGTGTGCCAGGTATGGGCACGACTTTTATACAGACTGTCGATATATCTGAATTAGACATCGAAAACGGGGGTAGAACGAACTATTCTATCAAAGTCGATAAGAGAGACGCACAAGACCGTATTTACATGCACATTAC